TGTTTCAAATACAAGTTTAACTGTTACACTATTTATAGAAAAGTAGGAGGCTAGTATGGCTACCTCTTCAGGCACTACAGTTTTTGAAAAAACTTTTACTATTGATGAGATCATAGAAGAGTCATATGAAAGAATTGGTCTTGTAAATAATACTGGTAATCAGATGAAGGCAGCTCGTCGCTCGCTGAACATTATGTTTCAAGAGTGGGGCAACAGGGGACTTCATTATTGGGAAGTTGCACAAAATTCTATTTCAATGGTGCAAGGTCAAACTGTTTATACAATTTATAGATCTTCATCAGATGGTACTTCTGATGGTACTTTTAGTTATTTAAATGGTGCAATTACTGCAGCAGATACAACTCTTATATTAGATTCAGTATGGCAGTTTCCAACATCAGGTACTTTATTATTTGGATCAGAGCAAATTTCTTATACAGGAACTAATACTGATGCTAATTCAATAACAGGTTGTACGAGAGGTGCAAATGGTACAACAGCTGCAATTCATGCTGATAATAGCGCTGTATATGATTATGATTCTATTACTTATGGACCAGATGATATTTATGAAGCATCATATAGAAATACACAACAAGTTCCAGTTGCAGATTTTCCACTTACAAAAATAGATAGATCAGTTTACAATTCACTATCATCTAAATTTTCACAAGGTCAACCAACTCAATATTGGGTACAAAGATTTATAGATAAAATTACAATCACTTTATATTTAACACCTGGAGCAGATCAGGTGAATGACGTTATGCATTATTACTATGCAAAAAGAATTCAAGATGTTGGAGCTTATACAAATATTACAAACGTTCCATATAGATTTGTTCCATGTATGTGCGCAGGACTTGCTTATTATTTAGCAGTTAAATTTGCACCACAACGTGGACAAGAAATGAAATTATTATATGAGGATGAATTATTAAGAGCATTAGATAGTGATGGATCTTCTTCAAGTTCATTCATAACACCTAAAACTTACTATCCGAGCGCATAATGGGAAATCTATCAAACGGAAAATATGCATATATGATCTCAGACCGTTCTGGTCAGAGATTTCCATATCAAGAAATGGTACAAGAATGGAATGGATCATGGGTTCATATTTCTGAATATGAAAAGAAACATCCACAACTTGAACCTAAACCACATCAAGCTGATCCTGAAGGATTACAATACGCACATCCAGATAGACAAGAGCCCCCAGTAATTATTGAACTAGATCCAAATCCATTTACAACTATTAAGTATGCAGGAAATACTTATATCAATGTTTATTCAGAAGATCATGGTAGATCTACTGGTAATGTTGTACGATTTAGAGGACCACCTGAAGTATTGATCCCGGGCACGCCTACGCGCGAGACTTCATTTGAATTAGTTCCTTCATTTGATAATGTTACAGATATTTCAAGATCTCAAGGTTTTACAATTACAGTTGGAAAAATAGATTCATCTGGTATTGTTGGAGATACATTGAATTATTTTTATTTCCAGAGTACAGATACAGCAACAACAGGAAACGTATCAGGTGGTGGAGCACAATGCTCTGCAGGTCCAGTTACATTACAGGCTTAATATGACATACACAGAACTAGTACAAAAAATTAGAGATTACACAGAAGTAGATTCAAATGTATTTACTTCAACTATTGTAAATGGATTTATATTAGACTCTGAATGGAGAATTCAAAGAGATGTAGATTCTGATAATAATAGAAAATATGCAACTGCAACTGTTATTGCAGGTCAACCTTATGTAAGTACACCTTTAGTTACAGATCAAACTCTAATTATAAGAGAGTGTCAAATTATTCCATCAGGAGTATATAGTAGTAATGCTATAGTAGAATATAGAGATACTGGCTTCATTAATGAATATAATGCTTCTAATGCACAAGGATTACCTAAATATTTTAGTTATTGGGATGAACAAAATATAGTTTTAGCTCCAATTCCAGACTTGACATATACAATGCAATTAAATTATACCTTGAAGCCAGCAGGATTATCTGCTAATAATACGACAACATATTTAAGTCAGCAATTTCCCTCTGGTTTATTATATGCTTGCCTTGTTGAGGCTTATGGTTTTTTAAAGGGTCCGGCAGACATGATACAATTTTACGAACAAAAGTATCAGTCAGCGTTACAAGGATTCTCTATTGAACAAATGGGAAGAAGAAGACGAGATGAATACCAAGAAGGTTCACCTCAGATTCAAAAACAAGGTTAATATAATTAGGAGTTAATATGGCTATAACACAAGCAGTTGCAAATTCGTTTAAAGGACAACTTCTACAAGGTCAGCATAATTTTACTGCTGCTACAGGAAATGTTTTTAAACTTGCTCTATATACTTCTGCAGCAACTCTAGATTCTTCAACAACTGTTTACACTTCAACAAATGAAGTTGCAAATACTGGTCAGTATGTAACAGGTGGCGGAGTTTTAACAAATGTATCACCAGTTGTTTCAAGTGGTGTAGCATTTATAGATTTTGCAGATATATCTTTTACTGGAGTTACTTTAACTGCAGCAGGAGCTTTAATTTATAATACATCAAATACAAATGCGGCAGTTGCTGTATTAAGTTTTGGTGGAGATAAAACTGCAACATCTGGAACTTTCACAATTCAGTTTCCAGCAGATACAACATCAGCGGCTATTCTAAGAATCGGCAACGCGTAATAGGAGTAACCTATTATGGCAAACGATGCTTGGGGACAGCTTGGATGGAACGCAGGATTATGGGGTCAACAAAATGACGTCATTGAACTGCCTACAGGACTTCAATTAAATACAGAAGAAGGACAAGCTAATTATACACCATTAGATGGTTGGGGAAGATTTGATTGGGGAAGTCGTTCTTGGGGTGTTAATTTTACAAATCAACAAATTCAATCTGGAAGTTTTCCATTAACATTAACGTTAGGTGATGAAACAGCGACAGGGGAAGTTAATGATGGTTGGGGTAGAGGAACTTGGAGTTCTGGAGCTTGGGGTCAAACAGGGGATGTTCTTCTTGTAGGTCAACAAATAAATTTATCTTTAAACTCTGTAGATGTAGCTTTTGAAGTTAATACAGGTTGGGGAAGATTAGCTTGGGGATATAATGATTGGGGTGGAGATGGTTTATCTGAATCTGTTGTTCCAACTGGCCAACAACTAAATTTATTATTAAATAGTGTTACTCCATTAGCTAATGCAAATGTAGATATAACAGGTCAACAATTAAATGTTACTGAAGGAGAAGTAGATCCAAGTCCAGATGCTATAGTTACTGGTATTGGAATGACTGTTGCTTTATCAGTAGGAACTGTGGTTATTGGAACTGGTAATGTTACATTAACTGGAGAGCAATTAAATATATCTCAAGGAACTGCAATTGGAGATGCAAATACTATTGCAAGTGTTACTGGAATAGGCTTAAATACAGCTGTAGGAACAGTATTTGCAGGAACTACGTCAGTTATTCCAGTTACAGGAAATTTATTGACTATATCTTTAAATAGTATAAATAATCAAATCTGGACTGAAGTAAATACCGGAACTGATGCAACTTGGACAGAGATTGACACAGCCGCATAAATTTAATAAAACAAACATAAGGATTTAAAATTATGGTATCAAGTTATTCAACAGACCTTAAACTAGAAATAATGGTTACAGGCGAAAACGCCGGTACATGGGGTGATATTACAAATACAAACTTAACTATTCTTCAACAAGCAATTGCAGGTTACGGCACAGTAGCTCTTAACGCTACGACAGGTGCAACTCTTACTTTTACAAATGGTGCATTATCAGATGGTAAAAATGCAGTATTAGAACTTACAGGAACAATTACAGGAAACGTAGATGTTACTATTCCTTCAGATGCAACAGGACCAGATGAAAAAGTTTACGTAATTAAAAATAATACAACAGGTGCTTTTACTGTCACAGTAAAAGTTTCAGGTCAAACAGGAGTTACTTTCTCTGCAACAGATAAAGGAACAAAACTTTTATATTTAAATGGAACTGATGTTGTAGATTCTAATATTGGAAAATTATCAAATGACGCTGCTCCACAATTATCTGCAAATTTAGATACTAATGCAAAAAATATTATCATTGATTCTACATACGG